AATTGATACGATGACACATCAAATTAGGAGACAATATGTCAGAACAAACATTATGCGAGCGCGTCCAAGCGGCGTTGCATGACCGCATCTTATTGAAGGTGTCGCGCGCTACTGGCGTATCAAAAACAACGCTGCACCGCATTAGACAAGGTGGCAACCATACTAAGGGTCCGCAAAACCGCACGCTGAAAACGCTGGCCGATTATTTGGGGGTCAAGCCATGACAACCGCCGCTTTACACATTGACCAACACGGCCTTCCAAGCAAGCGCGTTACCTATCGCCAAATCCAACGGGCGGTCTGCCAATACTTCAAGATTAGCGAGGACGAATTGCTTGGCCCTCGCTGTTTCCGCGTCGTGGCTCGCCCTCGTCAAATTGCTATGTTCCTTACCCGCAAGCACACGCAATTGTCATTTCCAGCCATTGCGGATCGGTTTGGCCAACGTCACCACACAACGGTGATGCACGCCTGCGAGGTCATGGCGGAGCGGGTCGCTAGCGATGATCCGTCATGGCATCTCGACGTTGTTTCAATCGAAAGCGACATGGGGATTTTCAATGGCCAAGGTTAGCTACTTCACCCCGCTAAACGTTCGCCAATGGGTTCAGGAAGGCTACGGCATTGATGATATTGCCGCGCTGACCGAGTTTCCCCGCGATTATGTTAAGGCAATGCTTATCAAATGGGAGTTGTGGCCTGATGCTTATAACCCTACCCTACCCACCTAGCGTCAATCACATTTGGCGTGTTGGTGCCGGTGGTCGCATGCACAAATCTACCGAGGGCAAGGCATGGGCTGACAAGGCTGCATGGTTGGTCAAGGCTTCGGGCGTTAAGGTCACAGGGCCTTACATCTTGCGTGTGACGGCTGTTAGGCCAGACAAGCGGCGTCGTGATCTGGGGAACCTAGACAAGGCTGTTAGCGACGCTTTGCAAGCTGGTGGTGCGGTCGAGGATGATTGCATGTGCCAGGCTGCGCTGTGGTCATGGGAAGGCGTTGGCGTTGGCATGACAATGCACAGTGATGCAATTGCTCTGCCTGTGGTTCATGTGAGGCTTGAAGGAAAATGACCCTAACTGCAAACTTACTTGATGACGTCCAGCGCACGCTGTCAAACGTCAATGGCCTGTCACTAAATGAAATTCACGGCCAGCTTAAAAAATACTCAAAGCCAGATATTCAAGAGGCGCTAACCTACCTCATGACTGGTGACAGCCTAGGCCGTGTTAGTATGTCAAATGGGTATTATCGGCTTGCCAAAGTTCGTGAAATATGGAAAACAGAGGGCGGGCGGACTTAGTTGTGGTGACTAAAGCCCGCCCTAAACATTCGGAGCCTTTGCGAAAGGATGCTCAACAAATGTCTAACGCTAAAATAATCGGTTTATCTCAAAATGACAAGAGCGATGTGTTTACGTCGTTCGAAAGTTTTCTCGACCGGAAAGCGCAATTAGAAGGCATGCACGGATTTGATCCGACTTACCTTCACCCTGACTTGTTTGATTTTCAGTCTGACTTAGTGACTTGGGCCGTCAACAAAGGGCGTGCCGCAATTATGGCAGATTGCGGGCTAGGCAAGACACTTATGCAGCTTGTCTGGGCGCAGAACGTTGTTGAACGCACAAACGGCAATGTCCTAATTTTAGCGCCGTTAGCGGTCTCTGGGCAGATTGTGCGTGAGGCTGAAAAATTTGGAATTGAAGCCAGCAAGTCAAACGATGGAAGGCCATCAGGAAAGATAACAATTACGAATTATGAAAAGCTGGACAAGTTTGATTCGTCTGATTTTGTCGGTTGTGTGTGTGATGAAAGTAGCGTTCTTAAAAACTTTAATGGCGTTCGAAAGACTGAAATAACGGCATTTATGCGCAAGATGAAATATCGTCTTTTGTGTTCGGCCACGGCTGCGCCAAACGATTATATTGAGTTGGGAACGTCAAGCGAGGCGCTTGGTTATCTTGGTCACATGGATATGCTGAATAGATTTTTTAAGAATGACCTAAACAATTCGGCTTCTGGTCGGATGCGTGGTCAGGTGATTAAGTGGCGCTTTAAGGGCCATGCTGAAATACCTTTTTGGCAATGGGTGTCAGGCTGGGCGCGGGCTGTAAGAAAGCCAAGCGATCTAGGTTATTCAGACGATCGGTTTATCTTGCCGCCGCTGGTCGAACATCAGCACGTAGTTGCGGCGCGCGTTCAAGCCGATGGCATGCTTTTTTCTCTTCCTGCCGTGGGATTGGCTGAACAACGGGACGAGCGAAACAGGACAATACAAGAGCGGTGTGAGACTGCGGCTGCACTGGTCGACACTGGGCAACCCGCTATTGTTTGGTGTCATGGCAATGAGGAAGGCAAGTTGCTTAGGTCAATGATTGGCGGCGCTGTTGAAGTTGCGGGATCTGATAGCGATGACGCCAAAGAGGAGAGGCTACTTGCCTTTGCTTCGGGTCAAGCGCGGGTGCTGGTTACAAAACCAAAGATTGGCGCGTGGGGTCTTAACTTTCAACACTGCAACCACATGACATTTTTTCCGTCTCACTCTTTCGAGCAATATTATCAGGCGGTGCGTCGTTGTTGGCGATTTGGTCAGAAGCGGCCTGTTCGTGTTGATATTGTGGCGACTGAGGGCGAGGCTGATGTTCTTAAAAACCTACAAAGAAAATCCGCTCAGGCCGATAGAATGTTTGAGGGCATGGTCGCCCAAATGAACAACGCCGTGTCAATTGGACGGCAAAGAAACTTTACCAAAGAAATGGAGATACCAACATGGCTATAAATGACAGCAAAATCACAAACAAATACGCAATTTACAACGGCGATTGTATCGAAGTTATGTCGGGGCTTCCGTCAAATAGTATTCACTTGTCGATATATTCACCACCTTTTGGCGGATTGTATCAGTATTCAAGTGATGAACGCGATCTATCGAATAATGATAGCTACGAAATGTTTTTGGAACATTATGGTTTTTGCGTTCAAGAGATTGCTCGCATAACAATGCCTGGCCGAATGACTGCCGTTCATTGCATGGATGTTCCTCGGTCTAATTCTGGAACAGATAGCTACATTGATTTTCCCGGTGACATTATTCGAATGCACGAAAAAGCCGGATTTAGATACGCTGGCCGTCATGCAATTTGGAAAGAGCCATTGGAAGTTAGGCTTCGCACAATGCAAAAAAACTTGGCGCATGCGTCTTTGTGTGAGGATAGCTTGGATTGCGGTGTGGCATCTGCTGACTACCTTTTGATGTTTCGCAAGGTGGGCAAGAACCCTGTTCCGGTGAAGCACACTGTGGGGCTTTTAGAATACGCTGGCGAGCGTGTTATGCCTGCTGAAATATTGTCTTACCGTGGTTGGACCGGCAAGCAAACTGAGAACCGTTTCAGTCATTGGATTTGGCGTCAATACGCGGATTGCATGTGGGATGATATACGCATGGGCCGTGTTCTTCCATACAAAGCTAGTCGGGATCAGGACGACGAAAAACACGTCCATCCATTGCAGCTTGATGTGATTGAGCGGGTGGTTCAATTGCGTTCAAATCCGGGTGAAACCGTTTTTACGCCGTTTATGGGTGTGGGGTCTGAATGTTATGTTCCTGTGCTTTTAGGTCGGCGCGCAATCGGCGTAGAGTTGAAGGGTAGCTATTTTAAGCAAGCCGTAAAGAACATGGAAGGCGCTGAAACTGGTTATCGATATGACCAAGTTATAAACGACCTTTTTGATGTTGATTTGGCGGTTGATAGCTTGGAAAACGGGGAACAAGATGCATAGCTTTGATCCGAAAATCGCTGAGATGGTGGGCATTGCGCCCGCCGTCATCTATCAGAACATAGTCTGGTGGATTGCCAAGAATGAGGCCAACGAACAAAACTTCTATGACGGCCACTATTGGACTTACAATAGCGTCAAAGCCTTCTCGACGTTGTTTCCATACTTGACGGAAAAACAGATACGGACATCGCTTGATAAACTGGTCGAGGTCGGTCTGCTTGTGACTGGAAATTACAACGCATCGGCATACGATAGAACCAAATGGTTTCGCCTTTCAACGCAAATCCATTTGCCCCAGAAGGCAAATCAATTGGACCCACAGGGCGAACCTATACCAGATATTAAACCACATAATAAACCAGATGTTTTAGATACTAACGTATCTATGCAAAATAAGCGCGGAAGCCGCATCAAAGCCGATTGGCAACCTTCTCAAGACGACTACAACCAAGCCCTTCAGATGGGCCTCAGTGTGGAGCAAGTGGACAATGAAGCAAATAAGTTTCGAGACTATTGGATCTCAAAAGCGGGAAGCGGCGGCGTCAAGCTCAATTGGTCTGCAACGTGGCGAAATTGGTGCAGAACGGCAAAGAGCCGCAGTGGTGCGCCTAGCTACTCAAGCTCCTTCCCAAACAAACAGGGCCTTGGTGGACGCGCTGGCGCAGCGTTACGGTCTCTCCAAGAAAGGGCGGGGATTGATCGGGATTGGGGAGCCTGACTTCCAGATGGTTGCGATTGACGGCATGGAAGTTGATTGGCAGGGTGCTATTGACGCGGTTCAGCTTGCGTTGACGCCTCCTGACGATGACATGATTGAAAAGGCCTTGGCGATTCTTGAAGTCCAGACAAAGCGCCGGGCTGAAGATGACCAAGTTGCAAGCCTTGGTTTGCGGGTTTACGTGAACGGGCTTAAGAAATATCCGGCTGATGTGGTGCTTGAAGTTTTGCGCCGTTGGCCTGAGAAGTCACCGTGGGCGCCGTCATGGAAGGAATTGTTTGACGATCTCGAAGCACTAACGCAACCAAGGCGCAATTTGTTCCATGCGGTTACGTGGTCACGAGACAAGCCCGCTCCAAAGCCAACACGTTCCATAACTGAGAGCGGTAAGACGTGGGATGAAGCGCCGGTGCTTACACGCGATCCAGCGCCGCCTGTTCGCTCGGCGCAATTAATGGCTGAAACCTTGCGCGGTTTGAGTGAATAAGCTAGTTTGCATAGGGGGAGATTGCATGTCCTACGTCCACATAACCACCCACGCAGCAGCAGAACGTGCCAAAGAGATGGCGGCAGGTCGCAAGGCCGCGCTCCGTGAGGCTGACGAACGGTCGGCGGAGAGACGCGGGGAAGTTAGGCAGGTTCGGGCGTTAGATGGTCTTGGGCTTTTGTTTAAGGCGGGTGAGCTGACGGATGACCAACACCGCGTCGGTCTGGCTTATCAGCGGGCCTATGAGACGTGCGCGGGGCTTCGGGGCCGCAATGCGCTCAACGACCAACCGCCAGGCGATAAAGACATGGCCTTGCAAGCCACAGTTGATGCAGGACGGCTAATCGTGAAGTGTGAGCGGTGTTGCACTACGTCCGGCGAATTAAACGCTCTACGGGCAATTGTAGGGCTTGGGCTTAGTGTTCGCTCTCAGGCTTCGGGGCGCAAATATCGTGAAATGTGCGATTTGGTTGTGTCGGTGTTGGGCAAGATGGTGGAGGCCAGACTTTAATTGCAGTAAATAACAGTCAACCTGTTGACACCTAGTCAGGCTTATGACATAAGGAGACATCAGCACGGCGCTGACGATTAGGAGATTAGACATGCAAAACGAAATCGAAATGGGCAGCATCACAATCCGCAATAAGGACGGCGCTTTTGTCGCCCAATATTTTTGGGGTGACGACGTTAATTGCGTTGACCGCGCTTTGGCGGATGGTTCGATCTACCGCCGCGCAATTCCAACATCAGAAAACGTGCGTGAAGATGCGTGGATGGAAATTAGAGGCATGCAAATCCATTCAATCCCACATACGGCGTTTGCACTATGACCTCCCGCCAAGCCAAACACCAAGCCAAGCAACGCGCTGACGGCGCTGTCACCATTGCTGTAACGTTTAGGGCTGATGAGCCTGAGGCGGCAATGTGGTTTGAAACCATAAAAAAACGAGGCGGACCTAAAGCGGCGTTAAAATGGTTGCTCATATATCATGAGGCAACAAAAAACGTTAAGATAAGTTCAAATCAGCATGACCAAATTATTCAAAATTGTTTGACGTCTATGGACTATTGACGCCGGAACAAATCAAAGGCATAAAGGCGCAGCATCTGATTTTGTGTGTCAGGCGCTTGTTTCCTCCTCCCCCACTCGGCCTGCCTTGCGGCGGGCCTTTTCTTTTGGTGATGTATGAACGCCTATTCTACAGAAGCAAGAGAGAAGATAGCCAAAGAGATATTAGAGCGACTTGCAAAGGGTGAGCCGCTTGCGGTGATCTGCCGAGATGACTTTCTCTGCAACGCTGAGACTTGGCGCAGATGGTGTGACGCCGACGAAAAGTTGGCCATCGCGTACGCGCGCGCAAGGGAAGATGGCTTTGACGCAATCGCCATTGAGTGTCTGGATATTGCCGATGCAACGGGAAACGATACCAAGCGCACTCAAGACGGTGCCGAGATTTGCAACAGTGAGTGGATTAGCCGCTCTAAGCTGCGAGTTGAAACCCGCTTAAAGCTACTGGCTAAATGGGACCCAAAGCGCTACGGCGAAAAACTTGCAGTTGGTGGGTCTGATGAGATGCCGCCTATTCAGCAAGAGCTAACGGTAAAGTTTATTGACTGAGGTTTTGATCCCGCGAAAGTTTAGAGGGCTTTTTGGGGATTTTCGAGACGCCGCGTATTTTGGTGGTCGAGGTTCTGCTAAATCTCATTCGATAGCGACAGCCTTAACAATTTTGTCAGCCAAGAAGCCTTTGCGGATTGTTTGCGGTCGAGAGTTTCAAAACAGCACGCGGGATTCGGTTAAACAGCTTATTGAGGATAAGATCAAATCAACGGGGCTTGAGAGCAGTTTTCAGGTTTTGGAAACTGAGATCAGGTCTGCGCTGGGCGGCAAGTTTACGTTTATCGGTATGGCTCGCAATCCTGATGCGGTTAAATCGCTAGAAGGTGCTGACTGGTTTTGGGGTGAAGAGGCCAACAGGTTTTCCCGTCGCAGCTTGTCGATTATTCGCCCGACAATTCGTAAGCCAGGTTCTCGCATGGTCTGGAGTTGGAACCCAGACAAAGAAACAGATCCAATTGATGAGATGTTTCGGGGTGGTGATCCGCCGCCTAATTCGATTGTTCAAGAAGTAAACTGGATGGACAATCCGTTTTTTCCTGCTGAATTGCGGGCTGAAATGGAGCATGATTACAAGCGTGACCCAGAAATGGCTGGCCATGTTTGGGGCGGTAAATACCGCACTCAATCACAAGCCACGGTGTTTAGGAATTGGCGTGTTGAGGAGTTTGAGACGCCTGCTAACGCGGTGCATCGCTTCGGGGCTGACTGGGGTTTCGCTAACGATCCTACAGTGATTATTCGGGCGCATATTGTCGGTCGTGAAATACGCATTGACCATTGTGAAGCGGGTGTCGGTGTTGAGATAGACG